GATATTCTTCCCACACCTGAGCTGGTACTGGGAACTTTGCCAGTCTCTGCTGAATGCCCATTTCTGTTTCGACATCACGAATGTTGTACTTCTTGAACATGGCCCACTTGTCTGGAGCGTGGAAAAGTCGATTTCTTGTGCGTTGACCATTGGCTTTGGTAGGAGCACAAGGCTGGCAGAAGTATTTAATGAGATCCTTACCTTCTGAGAGCTTTTGCTTTTCCAATCCCAGAAGAGCACCGACACCCTCCAATGAGAGCGGAAGCCCCATTGTGGCGGACCAAATCATAGAGCAACGCCAGCTTTCCGGATTCAGATATTCTCCGGTCGGATAACCTAAGAAACGAGAAAGACAGATACGTTCAAAGGTAGCATTGAAGGCCCACTTGATGACATTCTCATCCTCCAAGGCAAGAAGGATCTCTTTTGGAATTTTTTCTCCGCAGGCAAGGTCAATGACCTGAACAGGCTGACTATCTACACTGTAGGCAAAGAGTAAGATTTCAAAATCAGGTGATTCTACATAGCGATATACGCCGGTTTTCTGAAGTGGTATATCGCTGTAGGTTTCGATATCGATACTAAGTGTTTTCTACAAAACAGGCAACAGAGAAATCCCTGCCGCCTGCTGTGTTACTGTTTATCTTTATTGGATTTGTATTTATTGATGTCACGACGAATATGGTATACAGCATAACGAACAAGGTAAAAAATGATTTTCCCTACGTTGTAGATGATGAATCCATATACCGCCACAAAAAAGGTATAGGCGATGACGTTAGCAATAAATAGATTTAAGATTTCTGCAAATTCATTCATAGATTGTCTCCTTTTGTCAGAAAATGTGCTGGCGGCAGTGAGCCCACCGCCAGCAGGTTGATAAGTTACTTAAAGTCTTTCATGCGCTTTTCGTGGTATTCGAGGTCACGCTTGTCCTTTTCCTGCTCACGCTTTTCACGTTTATGATCGTTGATGATACTTTGAATCATGGAGATGGCAGTAGTAAGACCGACGCAAGCGAAGCAGCCGATACAAATATTTACGAGAATTGTGCTAATTGTGATTGTGTTCATAGTCTGCCACCTCCGTTAGTCAAGAAAATCATCGTCGTCATCAGTCGCAAAGTCGGATTCAGCAGATGCCTTACCGCCAAGAGGCTCGCCATCACGAATCTTCTGCAGATTGTTAAGGCCGCAGGCGATACCTTTATTGCCAGAGCTGTTGAAAGCGTAAAAACTGATGCTGGCACGACCGTAGACTCCAGAGTAAACCTCAGAACGAGTGAGGATAGGATTGCGGTCAGCGTCTACGATACCCGGTGCAGAGGTTGCATTTGCATTTACAAAGTAGCTGCCAGCGTATGCAGGATCATCCGGTCTTTCAAGATCTCCGTCACGAAGTGGCGTTTTAAGTACGGAAAGAGCAGGTACGGACTTACCATTGCCCTTGAGCTTTGCTTCACCTTCACGGTATGCAGCCTCGATAGCGGCTTTAATCTTTGCAACAGTCATTGTGTCGGACTTCGGGATAATCAGGCTGACACTATATTTCGGAGTGCCACCGTTGATGGACTTAGGTTCCCAGACGTTGGCATAGCTCCAGCGTGTGTTAGGACCAGTGATAACCTTCATTGGATTTGTCATTTTTACATTTTTACTCATTGTCATATTCCTCCATAAAATCATTTTTTGCTGTGTTCATTGCCGGGCGCTTATCACTTTCCGGCACAAGAGTAGGTTTGCCTTGTGGCTTTTCAATATAGGCTGCAAGGAGTTCCTCGAAGCGAGATTTACCGAGCAGCTTTTGCATGGCAGTGATACCAAGTAACTTCTTTTCATAAGGGTCAAAGCCAGCGGCTTCGACAGTCTTTGATACTGCGTCTTCGTTGGTATATCTGCGATTAGAGCGACCTTCGACCAGTTTCCATCCAGTCCATTCTTTACCGCTGATTGCCTGCTGGAGTGCATACTCCTTAATGTCGTTGGCCCAGGAAATCAGTTCATCGACACGGGAAAGGATGACTTCGATTTCTGAATCCGTAAGCAGTGGTGGCAGTTTGAAATCGTGCTGTGCGAGTAAAAGATTGG